TATTTTGAAGTAAAAATATTGCTTTTTCGAAAGCAATATTTTCAAGATTATCTATCATAATATTTTTCCGTTATATAATTACACAAAAAAGTAAATTTATCTAATTTATTATCATCAGACCACACTTCAAACATATTAAATCCCCTTAATTCACATAATTCGCGCTTATACTTTTCAGAAATAATAGCAGAATCGAAATCAATATAAGGATTTCTCCAAGATTCTTTTGTTCGTGGATGCCAAAAAGAACCATTATATTCAATAATAAGATTAATAGAAGGAATACAAAAATCATAAAATTTTCCTCCATTAAATGATAGAGTATTATCTCTAATAAAATATTCTTTAGACCCAGAAATACCAAAATATATTGAGGTTTTAGAAATACCCAATCTTCTACAAAATTTATATAAAGGAACAAAAAATTTTAAAGATTCTTTAGAAACATACCCACCGCTTTTTCTATTTTGTTTATTTAATGACATAGAAACTTTATAATTTAAACACCGATCTTCGTATTTCTTTGTTCCAATATCAATACCATATTTTTTAATATATGAACACAAATCATTTTTACATTGATCTACGAATGGCGTTCTAAGTTTATTAGCTTCATTTAAATTATACCCTAAATTAATCCAATAGTCAACGCTCAATTTAGTTTTTGTAGAAAAATTTTTATAACTATCAGGAGTTCTTTTTAAACTATTATTTTTTTGTATTTCTGATATTTTTTCTATACTATCTTTTTCAGAAAAACCCTTTTTTATCCAATATTCAATAGTATATCTAGAAACAACCTTTCCTCTTTTTCTAGATTTAAAAGAGGAAGAATATTCTTCAACTTTACTTTCTCCATATCGTATTAATAGTTTTTCTTTAGTTGACGAAGAATTATTATACAAATTATAATTACTAAAAACGTCAGTTATAGATTGATATTTAATGAATAAATCCATCAACAAGTCAATTCGTTTCTTTTTAACAGATATTGTAAATTCTGGAATATCAATAAATTTTACAATAAAATCTTTCATTTCCAATAAATTATTATCAGGAACAATCAAAAATAACTTTTTAACAAATTTATACTCAAAAAAAGAATCCAGTTTCTTCATAAAACCTCCAATAGCAGGTAAATAATATTATTTATAAAATATACCTGCTATGTAAGATTTTATTTAGTATTTAATTTATGCCCAATAGAAAGACCTGATTTAACACACAACCTTCCATTATCTGTTGGAAAAACATGATCTTTTGAAACAATGATTGTTTTCCCGCTTTTTAAGAAAAGTTTTACACAATCTTTTGGTTTTGTATGATGAACAAACATAACAGTTTTAAATTCGTCGTTAGCTAAAATTTGATCACCAACATTAACATCACCAATTCTTTTTTCTGTTCCATTAATTAATTTAATTTTTTCATCAACAAAAATACATTCAGATACATCACTCATATCAATATCACTACTTTGAGACCCACCACGAGTTGTTTGAGTTGCTGTTACAACAGGAACACAAAACTCCTGAGCAAATCCGCGCAATTCTTGAGCAATAGCCTGAATATATGTATAGCTGTTAATACTACCAGACATCTTCATTCTAGAACTTGTACAAATATTTAAATAATCAATAAACACTACATCTGGAACGAAATTCTTTTTTAAACGTAATTCATTTAATAAAGTTCTAAAATGATTTACATTAGCAGCAGCTGTCGGATATTCTTTAACGAATAATTTACCAATCGTTTTTGATTTAACATAATTAATTTTTTTATCGAAAGATGATTTATCTAATTGCATCAAATCATCCATAGATATTCTAAGCAAATTGGCATCAATACGTTTTGCAATTTCTTCTTCAGCCATTTCACAAGTTATGTATAAAACATTTTTACCTGATAACTGAAAATCAGCTGCAAAATTACACATCATTAAACTTTTGCCGCCATGAGGTGGAGCCAAAATAACATTTAAAGTTTTCTTTGGTAAGCCACCATTTGTTATTAAATTAAAATAATTTAAGCTAAATGGAACTTTTTCTTCAGTTCTATGATAATATTCATAACGACTATCGGCATCACCCAAATAGTCGTGACCAACGCTTGAATCAAATGATATTGATAATGCGTCAGATAATAATGTAGGAATACTTCCTTTAGATAAATCTTTATGTTTACCGTCTAAAATTGTAATCGATTCTCTAACTGCATTAAAAATTGCTTGGTCTTGACAAAAAGTTTCGGTTTTATCAACTAACCATTCCAAATCTACAGTTTCAGATTTAGCTTCATGTAATTCATTTAATAATGTAAGAGTTTCTTTATGCTCTTCTTCAGAAACTTGTTTTTCATTTAACTGAATAATAAGAGCTTCATATGTTGGAATATTTCCATAATTTGTAATGAACGAACTAATCTCATTAAAAATTGTTCGTTCATTTCTATCATTAAAATAATCTGCCTTTAAAAAAGGTAATACTTTTCTCGTAAATTCTTCAGAGTAATGGAGATTCTTCAAAATCAGCGTATTCAGGTTCAATATATTCTCCAGTTTCTTTAATACTGTCAGTAAGTATTTTCATTAATATATCACCTATAGTATTTTTAAAATCTATAGTTTCAAATAATTCTTTTGGTTTTTCAGCATCATAAACTACATCATAATTAAAACTTAATACAGCTGAACCATCTGGATTATCTGTACCGTCATCTTGAACACTAATCTCGCTAAATGTCGCAATAACACCATCAAATTCGCCGGATTCTAGTTTTAATCCATTTTGTCCATTAACCTCAATGAAATTATACTTTGCAATTTGTCTTTCGTCAACCATTTTTTCCCCCATAAATTAAATTTCTTCTAAATCTTCGGCAAATACAGCATCAATATCTTCGGCAATATCATTACCTAAGATATTGCCATGAGATATCTTGTATTTACGTTCAACAAATGTTTTAAATTGTGTGCTTTCTAAAATAGGATCCCAAAATTCAGCTGATTCAGTTTCTTTCAAGCGATATTTTTTCTCTAAAAGTTCACCGGTTTTTAAATCAACTTTTTGATACCAACCATTACTTGGTTTAATAACGATACCAGATTCTAATGCTAAATCAATCAAACCAGACCATTTGCTAATACCGCCTTTAAAACTTACACAAACTGGAATTTTAGATTTTTCTTTAGTATATCTTGATTTTTCAACATTAATAATAAAGTTATAACCAATTACTTCAGTTCCTTCTTTTTCTTGTTGGCGACCTAAGATATAAATGTTATCAGCTGCATAATAACTTCCAGTGTTATGCGTTACTACACCATTTTGCAAAACATAATGCTCTGCATCTTTAACAGAAATATCATATACTTTTTTCGTGCCCACCGATTTTACGCTTTTAATTTGCATTATTTTTCCTTTTACATTTTTCATTATGCCATCTAGATAAATTTGATTTAGTGGTAACAATAATCGCATTTAAATTTAGTTTCGGGTTTTAGCTTTCTGGGATTAACCCATTCTACTACACCACAGACACCACACTATTTACAATTAAATCTTTAGCTTCAACCCAATTTCCGTCAATAAGAAATTTATGTTTGTCTGAACAAATCACTTTATATCCATCTTCGAATTCTACCTCAAAACATTCTGGTTCACCATTTTCTAATGTATCAGGGTTCCAAGTATATGTAACTTCTTTATCGCCCTGCAAAGTTTTAACCAAATCCCCAACCAAAAACTCTTCAACATTCTTAAATGTTCCATCTGCTAATTGGATTTTGGTTCCTTTAACTAAACATCCACCACCAACAACATCTTTTGCATAAAGTTCCATTGTTTTATAGGTATGATTAACAGCAACTAATGGAATATCTTTTAACATTAAATGAGGAGTAATCATTCTAAACAAAGATTTTAATTGTTTAGCTCTAGTCATATCAGCTGTTGATTTACCGTCTAATGCATCATCAACTTCTTTCTTACTGGCTAAATTGCCAATAGAGTCTATAAGGATAAGAATTCGATCTTCACGGACAATATTTTCAATCTGACTCATTATATCAAACTTCAATTCCTCGACGTTTTTAAGAGGAGTATGGACCACTCTATCCATATCAATACCAAAAGATTGAAAATATGATTGTGGAGTACCAAACTCTGAGTCATAAAATAATAAAACTGAATCTGGATATTTATCCATATATGATTTAGCCATTAATAAACTAAATGCGGTTTTAAAATGTTTACTTGGCCCAGCCCACATTGTAAATCCAGGAGTAAAACCTCCATCTAAAGATCCAGATAACGCCACATTAATAATTGGGATAGGGGTCTGAATCATATCTTTATTAATAAAAAATTTTGATTTAGAAAGAACTGAAGTTTCTTTAATTGTCGAATTCTTTTTAATTTTATCTAACAAACTCATATTTTATTTTCCTTTAAGCAAAAAAATCATCAATACAATTTTTTCTTTCATGAGACCAACCAATGGATTCTAGCATACCATTTAATGGATCCAAGAAAGTTTTTTCATACTGTTTATCGTAATCTACATATTGTTCTAAATCAAACTCAGGAGGTATTGAAACCGGAAACGAAATTACTGCATGTTTCAATGGATTGGGTAACTTTAAATAACAAAATTTAATATGCGCACCTTCGCCAATCATTTCATATTTATTCTGAAGACCCATTTCACGAAGTTTATTGTTATATAGGATCGAGCCTTTAGTATGAATGGGGCATTTATTACCATAAATCGTTTCTGAATCAGAATACTTTTCAATTCCATTTACCCCACGAGGAAACGCAATCTCCTCTACGGAATATTTTTTAAACTCGCTTTTTACTTCAGAAACAAAATTTTGAATATCTTCTTCAGTTCCATTTAAAATTAAACCAACTGAACTACGAAGTTTATCACGGATAACTAATGGAGTTGAAGATTTTACAACCTCAAGACCCATAATTTTTATTTTAGGTTCGTTATAAACAACGCCTTCATTTTCATAAACATTTAACGCATAACGCTTTTTACCAGTCCAAAAACCATTAGAACTGATACCTTCAAGTTTAAATGAAATACAATTTCGTTTTACATGAGTATAGGTTTGCAAATCATCACAACATTCATTAATAATTGGATCAATCTTTTCTTTACAAATTTTACTTAAAACTGGAACAATTTCTTTAAATTCTTTATTAGAATAAAATTTATCAACAATAGGCTCTAATGAAAGATACATCGAATTATGAACGCATATATCATTTGCAAAAAAATTATGATTATCTTCTACTTCAATATCATAGACCCATTCAGATTGAACTCCTAATGATTCAACCGTAAACCCATCATCAAATTCTAGTTTTTGCATAATTTATAATTTCCTCAATAATAAGTTTAGGATTATCAATATAATCACTTTCCCAGATTTGAATAACATCAAACCCCCGTTCTCTTTCCATTACACATTTCTTTTCGTTATCTGTAATCCAAGCTTCAGAAGCAGTTCTTCGTTGACCTCTTCCACGTAATTTATCAGAAGGATTATATAATTTAGGATTTCCGTGATAATGGTCACCCTGAAATTCTATTGCCAATTTTAACTCAATACACACAAAATCAAATTTATAATATCTCTTTAGAACAGTATCAAAAACACCATATTCTTTATTATATTCAGCAAAATAAATTGATTTATCTTTAAATATATAATCCCCAATCAAAGTAAAAAATAATTGTTGGGATATCTTAGAATATGAAAGTTGCACCCCATCATAATACTCATGCAATTTTTTAATAGCAATTTCAGGATCACCATATCTCTCAACATAAACATCAAATGTATGAGATTTTAATCTATTAACACTAACGTATCGTTCAGCTCCCAAATATTCTTCTGAGTTAGTATAAGATTGTCTTTCGCAATAAGATTTCCAAAGTTCTTTCCCTTTAATTTCACCGTGTCTTTGTATACATAATTTTTCTGTAATGGCTCTACTTTTATTAAATAACTTAAATTCCTCTTCAGTCATCCCATATTTTGCATTCTTATATTCAAATGAATTAGTATAAGATTGCTTATAACAATAAGAATTCCACCGCTCTATTCCAACTATTTCACCATGAACGAAAACCATTTTATCTTTTGTTATACCTTTAAAACTACTAACTTTTTCTATAAGATTAAGTAAGTCAACCATAATTTTTGGTTTATGTGTTATCATAGCTAGGAAATACGAGGAATTTGATGATGACGTCATTTTCCTCATTTTCTTAGTTATAAGAGTTTGATAACAAAACGAATTATCAAACTCAAAATTATGATCATATGGAATATTCAATATAAATCTATCGAACCATTGTTTATTACTTACTCGTTTGGCCATGTTATCACTCCATTGAATCGGTATCTATAATACTTATAATAAAGTGTTTTTTCGTATCAAGTTTTTTTGGAGAAATACTACTAATTTCGCCGGTTTTTTTATTTTTTACAATAATACTATGATCAACTGTAACGATACAACTATTCCCGCACGAATTTGTAATTTTAAATAATTCTTTTTCTACCTTATGTTTCATTACATAAGAAATAGATTTATTTTTTAATATTCCACTAGAAGAAACGCTTGGGGTAATACAATTACTTACTGGTTTTACATAATCTTGATTAAAATCATCTTTCTTAAGATAATTATCTGGAATAGAATTATAAAAATCTGCAATAGTCAATTTAGCACCATTGACAGAAATTACAGTTTCACCTACAACAGAATCCGTATCTTGATAAATTACCCATGGATAATCTGTTTTAAACATTTTATCCAATTTTAATTTAACAAACTCGCCAACAGAAATAATAATATATTGGCCAGATAAAGTTACAGCTCTAGCATTTTCCAAAGTATAATATCTAAAAAATGCGTTACCCAAAGCTCCATATCAATTATGTTCATATAAGTTCGTTACACTTATACCGTTCTCTAATGAACTGCTAACTGTTCCCAGCTAGAGCAGACTATCTCATCAACCACTTGGGTTGCCCTGCGCTTCCACTCACTTGAGTGTACTTCCTTTCGGAATAGTCGTTACACCTTCCTATTTCTAGGCTTGGCACGGTATTGTCCGTTCTGGATGTTCACCGTTTTCACAGAGTTTTCATTAAATATTACTACTTAATGCGCCATATAGTTTAGCGAATTCATGGCAATTTTAAATGCCATCTGTTCATTATTAAATTTTGAAATTTTATGTTTTAAATCTTTTTCTAACGATAATAATTCATCATCTGACAACGTAGTCAAATCTTTTATCATAAAACCTCCACTTAAAAACATATTATACTATAAATAGTAATTTTAGTCAACCTAAAATTACTGCGTAAAAAACGCTAGTCGCGAGTTCCTAAGGCTCCACTAGCTCTAAACATTCGATAATCGTTCAAAAAGGAACAATAATGCCTAGCACAAATACTTATTCAGATATAAAACCATGCCGCCTAATGGTTAAACAACACGCTATAACAAAATTAAAATATTTCTGTAAAACAAACACAAAAAATTACCTAAAATATTGTGGTTCTGGAGTTGGCTGGACAGAACATTTAAAAGAATATGGAAAACAACACGTAATAACTCTTTGGGTCTCTAAAATTTTCACAAATCGAGAAGAAATATCAAAATTTGCAATACTATTTTCAATCGAAAATCAAATCGTTGAATCTGATCAATGGGCAAATAGAATAATTGAAACTGGTATTGGAGGCGGAGGAAAACGAAATACTAAACAATATTTTAATACAACCACCAATCAATATGAACTACTATTATTACATGAAGTATTATCGCATCACATAAAATTAAAAGATACGAAAAAACAAATACAAGCAAAAGAAAAAAATACTAATTTTAAATTTTTTGTAGATAAAAATGGAAAACAGTTTAGGTCAAAAGAACAATTAAACGAATTAGAATATAAAAACGCAAGAATCAATTTTGGGAAAAACGGAAATTACTTTTCTAATAATATAAAAATGATTAATCTATTTACTAAAGAATTAAAATTTGTTAACAAATCCAATACGCCAGAATATCATGTTTTACACAATTCAAAATATATTTTTTGCATAAGAACGCCTGATGGATTAAAAATGTCGCATTCGCAAGAAAAATTAAAATTACATTTTGGAACAAAAGGATTAAAAGAATTAATAGATAATGATATAATCCACATTAAAACTAAAAATAAATGGTTAAAATCTAATTTCCTAGGAAAGAAAGTTTCTGATATTGGATTTAAATATTATTCAATATCAGAAATAACAAAAGATTTATTAGAAACATTAATCCAAGAAGGTTATAAATGGATATAAACTACTTTAACCTACGTTTAGATTTTTCGGCTTTTAATAACTCCATTTCAGATTCATATTTTAACATTGTTGATTTTGCTTCTTTACGTTTTTTCATATAAACGTCAATCAACTCAGGAATCATACCAACTTTGTCTTTGCGATACATAGCACCATTAGCTGCAACAGCATATTCTTCAGGAAAAGTATATTCTTTATCTAATAAACCTTTAGTTGTAATATTACCATCAAACATACCAGTAAAAGTTTCTAACGAAATATTCCATGTTTGTAAAATACTTGGATACAAACTAGTAGCATCGAAACTAGCAATATTACGATAAAACCCAGGAACTGGTTCACGAACAAAAGCACCTTCAAACTGTTCATTTTTACTATTTTTAGATCTAGGCGGAATTACAATTTTATTCGCTTTTAAATGATTAAAAATAATTGCATCCCACATTCTAATTTGGCTATAAATATCACCATAATTAATTTTGGCCAAATAACTCATGGTTAAGCATAAATCAATAAGTTTTTCTGAATCTTCTAGCTCATCGACTCTATCACAGTCGATAATGTTATAATCCACAAACTTATTCCAACCATTAGTGTAAAAATCTTTAAATGTATCAAATTCACTATGATCTAATTTACCATGACCCAAAACTAACTGAGCTACAGTTTCTAATCGTAAATTCTCGGGTTTTTTCTGACCATATTTTTTATAAAGATCTCTAAAGTCAACAACTTTAACTCCAACAATTTCAAATAAAGTTGTTGGTTTACCGAAATCATCTTTAGTTTTTCTTTCTTTAATCCTGTTCCATGGACTTAACTCTTTAACCCTATCATCACTAACTATCTTTGCGATACGATTAACAAGATATTTTATATCGAAACCCGCAACATTCCAACCAGTTACAATATCGATATCGCTACGTTTCCAGAAATCAACAAAACGATTCAATAAAGAATACTCATCATCGCATAAAATAAAATCGCAGTTTTCTTTTTTATCTCCAGTATATTCTCTAGACATAAAAGTAGTGCTTCGTTTTGTTTTCATGTTCTTCATGGTAATAAGAAGAACCTCCTCTGCAGCCAAATCCGGAGATGGAAACCCAGAATTTTCAGTTGCAGTTTCGATATCCAAAACAAAGGAATTAATAAATTCCATATCCCAATCAATGACTTTCGGAAATTGATCAGAGATAAATTGGACATCGAATCCGATATCGCCATAAATTTCAAAATTATCTACATCTTCGTATCTTTTAATAAAATCACGGGTTTCTTTAATATCTCCAGGTTGGATTTCTTCAACATATTGACCGAAAAGATTTTTCCAATCACTGTGTTTATTTGATTTAACAAAAACTTTAGGCGAATATTCATATTTGAACTGAACTCGCTTACCATTTTCAACCCCTTTGTATAAAATACTATTCCCTAATATAGATACGTCAGTGTAGAATTTACTCATTTATTTTCCCGTAAAGATTTTTTTAGGAGGAGTTAAGATTTTACCAAAAATTTTATTATATTGCTCTACGAATTGTTCATCTGGCTCAATATAAAATACAACTAAATTTTTATTAATTTCGATTTTATTTTTATTTTTAGGATTGTTATATTCAGGGAAAGGAGCAAACCCTACTGATTGTTCACCTTCGTGTTCTAATGAATCAGTAATAACTAATTGAATTGTGTCTTCAAATAAATAACATTCCGGATATCCTTCGCTTTGACCAAGATACGTCCCCAGAACTGTTTCGCCTGATAATAATTTAAATTGTTTAATTGTCATTTTTATCCCTCTATTTTATAAATTTCAACACCGCATTTTTCAAGAAAACGAATACCTGCGGATGAACGATATTCATTTTTATAATATAACGTTTTTATACCAGAACTGTATATAATTTTTGCACACTGTAAACACGGACTATGTGTACAAATAATTGTTGCACCTACACCAGATTCTGTTGATCGAGCTAACTGACTAATTGCATTTGCTTCAGAATGAATTAACTCATCATAAGTTTTTAATCCTTCCAATTCATTTTTATTGGAATTATACGTGAATCTAGCTTGTTCGTCAATAGGTAATTTTGAAAATTCAATACTATCAATAGAAACTGGATATTCACAATCATTAGGAAGCCACCCTGCAGGCATTCCATTGTATCCACAGCTAATAATACGATTATTCTTTACTATGACCGTACCAACTTTTAAACGGGTCGCATAGGACAACTGAGCAGTTCTTTCAGCGACATCCATAAAGTATCTAACAAATTTTTCTTTCATTTTTTATGAGGATTAAATTCGTCATTAATATCAACAATAAACTGCTTTATAATAAAAAAAGCTTCTTCCATATCACTTTCGCTAATCTCCATATCGCATCTTTCTCTAATTATTTCTGGGGTAATAGATTTTAATTCTTCATATGTATAAATTGGATTTTCATCAGCTCCTGCATACCATAAAGCTAATCTTTGAGTTTCTTTTGTATCTCCCGATTCAGTGGTATGGAATGCATACCACTCTGAACAAGACCAACGACTATAAGACATATTAACCTCCTATTTAAAGTAAAAAACTATTATACTATATAAGTACATTTTAGTCAAGCAAAAAAAAGGGGCAACCATTTCTGATTGCCCCTATAGTTATAAAACCTAATTATTCTATTTGAAATATTTTAGGCTTTTTATTATCTGGTATTACATTTCGTAGCGATACATATAACATACCATCAGATAATGATACTTTATTAACTTCAACTGTATCAGCTATGGTAAATGTTCTAGTAAAATCTCTTTCAGCAATTCCTTTATATAAGAATTCCGAATCTTGTTTAGATTCATCTGGTTTAATTTTACCTGTAACAACAAGTTTACCTGTATCTAAAGTAACTGAGATTTGATCTTTTGTATATCCAGCAACTGCCATCTTAATAACAAACTTCTCTTCAGACTGTTTGATAATATCATATGGAGGAAAACCAGTTTGCGGTTTTTCTAATTCATTAATTCTACGAAATAATTCGTCAAAACCAATTAATGCTGAATTATGAATTGTTCTAAAAGTAGTTAAGTCTTTAGCGTACATATTTTTTCTCCTTAAAAGCAAGATTTAATTTCGACCCCCGAAGCGAGTCTTTTTTCCACGAGAACCATTCTCGTAAAACTATTTAGCCACCAGCAAAAACGTCCCCGGACCCCGTTGCTGCATCACCACAAGTAGCTGCATCACCAGCCCTACAGACACTTATACCATTAACAAAAACTGAACCTGAACCCGCCGCCATTGTCGGCGAATCATGGGGGGCAGCGCCATGCCCAGTAACAGCATCGCCTATTCGTACTGCTGCGGCTCCATCAACAAATACATCAGGGGAACCTGCAGCCAAAGAGCCGCCAGCTGAATCTGTACCTTTTCTAGTAATCCCAGGCATTATTTTTTTACTTTACCGATGTTATATTTACTAACCAAATTATACTCGCATTTTTCTTTATACGATAATATTTTAATTTGGCTAACAGGAACCAATGGAGATTTACATTCATCTTCATGACGAATTTCCAATAATTCCCAATCTCGTAAAAGATTTACAATAGTATTTCTTCTAGCAAGATCGTTTTCGCTAATTTCATGAGATTTATTATCTAGACCAAATAATTCTTTAAAATGGATAATAACATATCTACCTTGTTTGTGTAGAATATGACACGATTGATACAAAGTTTTATCTTTTTTAGATAAAACTCCAATTCTAGATAATGTTTCTTTAATTTTTAAAAAATCATTTTCATCAATAAATACCTCAACGCCATATCCATTAAAAATGTCACTCATTTTATAACTCCTGTTTTATCAACAACTTCCTTTATTTTATCAATTTGTTCAGAAGTAAGAATTCTTAATGCATCTTTAGCTTTTTCTGATGAATAATCGAAATACTCCTTAATTACCTGAATATCTTTTGATTCGCTTGCCTTATACCATTTTTGAAAAGGTCTTTTCTTAGCAATAAAGCTATTTAGGTAAAAATGATATTGCATCTTTTTATCCAAACCAGAATACCGATTCATTTCATTTACATACAACAAACAATCATTATGTTGACTTAAAGCACGATTAACGATATAAGGCTCGTATTCGTTTTCATTTTCAGAAGAAATAATTGGGATTTTAGTTTGCAACAAAGATGGAAGAAGCTCTTTAAACAGATCCATAAATCACCTATTTGAATTCCAACTCAACCATACATTCTGTAAAGAACGCCATTAAATTAATCTCATGATCGATAACAAAAGCTGTTTGATACTGATAACGACCAATCAATAAAACTAATTGCGGAATTGAATTTGGCTTTAAAATATCATACATGGTATCATACATTTTCCGATAAATTGTTTGGCTATCGTTATCTAAATTATCAACAACCCATTTTCTAACATCAGCAAACGATTTTCCTTTCAGCCCTTTAACCAATAGAGATAAATTAACATCTGATACATTAGACAATAACCCCGCATCAATAACCCCGCCAATTGCATAACGTTGAAGTTCATTTAAAACTCTGCGATTATCTGGATAATATTTAGCAATAACTTGAGCTACGACTTCTTTGTTGTATTCAACCTTTTCTTCATCTAAAATCCAACAAACTCGTTTAAAAAACTGAGCCATCAATTTCTGTTTATCATCTTTTGTAATTCTTACGTCAACAACAGAACATCTTGAATGCAAAGGTTCAATAATACGATTTTTATAGTTACAAGTAAAAATAAATGAGCAGTTACGGGAAAACTCTTCAATAGCACCGCGTAACCCAGGCTGCAATGAATTGGCATTCAAATAATCAGCTTCATCGATAATAATTACTTTTCTGCCGCCAGATAAACTAACTGAAGAAGCATAATTTTTAATTTTACCACGAAGAACATCAATACCATTTTCATCAGACCCATTAATGACAATATAGTCGGAACCTGTTTCTTTACACAAAGCTTTTGCAATAGTTGTTTTGCCAACGCCAGCTGAACCGGCAATTAATAAATGAGGAATTTTGTTTTGTGAAACAAATTCTTGAAATGTCGATTTAATCGATTCAGGAAGAATACAATCTGAAATTTTTTCTGGTCTGTACTTCTCACACCATAACATATGTTCACGCATAATATAATCTCACAATAAAAAAGGGTGACCGAAGTCACCCAAAAAATCAATAATTAAGCTGTATGACCTGATACAACACTTACATAAAGTTTAGCAAATTCTTTATCTTCAGTGTTTTGTTCAGCAAAGTTTTGTTTATGATACGTTCTTGCCAAACGATTAATAATTTTCTTAGGCAATTCAATTTGATCTTTAACGGCATCAACAATATCTTTAATTGCTTCTTTTTCGCGCTCAACTCGAGAAAGATGAACTGAAATTTCTTTTAGTCCATCAGTAAGAACTTTTAATTGTTTTTCGTCAAGCGTTCCAAATACTGTTTCTAATGTTTCTGTCATAATATTATTCCTCAGTCAAAATTGATTTAATGCCATGTAAAAATTCATTTTTAGACACTTCTAATGAAAGATACGCATCTATTAACGTAAACAAAAATACCTGTTTCATTTTATAATTACCAACAGGTATAATTTCATCCAACTCACGCAAAAATTTATTATTTAATTCAGCTGCCATTTTATTTACCAAATGACGAACTCGTTTCAATAGTAATCCAATACTTTAATTCAGCTGTAGTAGACGTCCACACAGAAATACCTTTACTCGAAATTTCCACAACATAAGTATCCGGGATAACTTTTAAGTTTTCAGCTTTAAATACTAATTTAAAAACTTTACCCTCTGGATCAACATCAGCCATTTCTAATGAATTAACATGACTTGAATCATTCGCTTCATCAAAAGTAACTAAGGAAACTGTAGTACCATCAGATTCAACAGCAACATGAGGCGCACCAAGAACAGTTGCAGTTTTTAATACCCATTCAAAATCTTCTTTAGAGAATGTAAATTTAACATCCGGAGCAGGAACATTAGGAAGTTTTTCTGGCGGAACAACAATCATTGATTGGTCGGCTACGCGATATTTAATTTTAGAACGACCTCCACGACCTTTAATAATGACGTGTTTATCATCAAATTCTAACTCTGAACCTTCTTTAAATAAAGAAGTAACAGATAAAAAGTTATTTAAGTCATAAATACCGAAATCTTGAGGAACTGTATCTGAGATAGTAGCGACAGATAAAATATTTTTACCTGGACTCATTGTAGAAACTGTATTGCCTTTTCTGAAAAAGATGCCTTGATTAATATGAGCAAAGTTTTTTAGAATAGTAGTTGTTTCTTGAGAAATTTTCATTTAATCACCTTATTTAAAATAATAACAAAAGTACATAGTACATATATAGTATAACCTAATGCATAAAAAAGTCAAGTTATTTTTATGCATTTAAAAATTCATCGCTTCCAACATAATTCATCCCACCATTTAATTGGTATGCAAAATTACCAATATTACCGTTAAAATATTGCATAAATAACCAAGATAAAACTTCAACATTTAAAGTTTCACCAACTTCAGTAGCTAAAATATATGATATTCCATTTCTATTTTGATACGATAAAATTACTTTACAATCATTTGGTTTCATCCAAGCCGGAATATTTTGTTCATTCGATAACCATAAACATTTAAAAGATTTACACGGGTTATCTGGTCTATCTTCATATATAGTACACCCACCCTTTCCGTTAAAATGGCATTGTCTTCCTGGCCAAAAGCCATATCCATGAGCTTCTCCATGAAGCCACCCTTCGCAACAAGCTGAACAATCGCCACAAGATCTAGGTTTATTTTCAATCATAAGTTTTTTGTAAAAAATGTTGTAAATGTAAAACGGAAATGCGGAGCTGAACCAGCCTGCGGTCTTAATGTATGCGGAATTTGCCCATCAAATAAAATTAATCTACCTGGAGTAAATGGGCTTGCAAATAAAATATCGTTTAAACTATCATCATAGAAAAGAGTTTCTCCGCCCCATTCTTCTTTCCAACGAAGATTTACATAATACAATAAAACTTTATCTTCAACATGACTATGATTAAAATATGTATTTACAGGAATTGACAAATTAACAATACTTTTGTTAATATTATATTGACTAAGGGTATATCGCAAACCTTCATGACGACTTAATGAATTAAAAATACCTAAATTTTCTCTATCTACATCATTATATGCCGAATAAAAATATCGATTATTTCCATATTCAATTTCACTAGTATCTTCCCATCCAAACTTAAAACTTGAATTAGAAATATAATTATAAAAGTGAGTTCTTTCAGCTAATGTAAATAGATCGTCATAGACATCTATTGCATATCCATCAACATTATATGATCTATGTTTCATAAATCTCCCATAATAAAATACATAATAAAATTTGGAGCAAGTATGGAGTCACGATCTCCATATTTTCGGGTGGAAGCCGAACGTGTAACCATCAACACTTTACTTGCATTAAATATTGTATAAATAAATTAGGTTAGATAATATTAAGAGTATTATCAACCGCAGTTGCAGGTAACTGGGCTGTCCCTAAAACTAGTACGCAGGAATAATTATAATGTCTAAATTTAATATTAGATGTTCTTGTATTATTTGTAAACAAGAAATAACATCACAATCATTAAAACAACACCTACAAAAACACGTTATTAAATCATATTGTATTGAGTGTAATAACCCAATTTTTAACAAAAATAAATTTTGCTCATCATCATGTTCCGCAAAATATGGGAATAGAAATAAAGATTATTCAAAATTCAAAAGCGGACCAGAAAAAGGAACAAAACCAAAGAATTATTATCCATATACAAAAATAAAACTATGTATAATATGTAAAAAATATCACACAAGAACAGGTAAAACATGTTCACCTAAATGTAAATCTATATTACTATCCAATCATGTAAGAAATAGAATAGATAATGGCTGGAATCCTAACGAAAATAGGAATAGAAGTTTGCCTTCCTATTTAGAAAAATCGTTTGAAAATTGGCTATTAAAAAACAATTATACAAATTTTATAAAAAATAAAACATTTAGATGTTCTACTAAATTATATTATGGCGATTTTTATTTTCCAGAGTTAAACCTACTAATAGAATTAGATGGATCTCAACATGAACAAACTAAAGAATATGATTTACAACGAGATGCATTAATTTTGGAATACTATAATATTCAAACCATAAGAATATCACATAAAGAATATATTTCCAAATTAAAATTAGATCTAATTGAATCAATATTATTCACATAATGAATATTTGGTGCCCCTCCTAGGACTTGAACCTAGAACCAACCGATTATGAGTCGGACGCTCTAACCATTGAGCTAAAGGGGCAAATTACATTACTATTATATAATATAACTATGTATTAGTCAAGAATTATTTCTTCTGAACTTTTTTGAAGAAATTATCTAATTTTTTATCGCACTGTTTATTTGAATTTGTTAAAGATTCAACTTTTGCAGTTAAAGCAGCATGATCATCCTGTAATTTAGCTAAATCACCGGAACTAGCGCAACCTGTTACAAATAAACATAAACTAACTAAAAATAAAGTTTTCATAACTTCCTCTTATTAAATTAATTGGCAAACCAGTAAGGAATCGAACCCTATCCGCAAGGTTTTGGAGACCTGCATGCGACCACTACACCTCTGGAATATATTGGCGTCGCTACGGGGAGTCGAACCCCGCTTACAAGAAAACTAACCGATAGACGATAGCGACAATTATTTTTTATGTTTTATCCTTAGAATCAACATTTTTCATATGTTTTTCTACCCAACCATCATGATTATAATGCGACCTATTAGTTTCGCTATTTATATGCGCTAATAAATTTTGTCGCTTTTTATGATTAACAGATCCTTCTGCTGGATTAGGATTATCTGATATCCATTTTCCGATTTTTACGCGCAATTTATTGTGCATATTATTTTTTTCGTTTGATGGTGTTTTATCTTTAATATAGGCAGCAATACCTTCTGGTGTATTATGATCATAATGATCTCCACCTTTTTTCGGAATACCTTTTTCCGGTATTGCTCTAATATATGAAGCTCTGATAAAATGTCTATCGCCTCGTTCTTCCCTAGATGGAGCTTTATGTTGGCTATCTCCTTGATTAGTTCCAGGAATTTTTTCGCCATAATCATCAAAAATATGAACAGTTCCAGGTTTAGTTCCAGGCTTTAGAGGTTCAACTATTGGTTTCTTTTTATCATCATATCCAGTAATTTTACCTACATGAGTAGAGGCATGACTACTAGAATATACAGCAGCATCTCTAGCAGCAGCTGATCCAGGAGAACCTAATGCTCCAGTAGAATCAGTATGCCAACGTTCATGCTTTCCGCCGCCTAAAATATCATGTACTCCATCTTCAAACTTTTGCATATGAGGAGTTTTATGCATAGGATGTTTATCTGTAGCAGAATATAACCCATGAGCGGCTAAGTGTTTATGGAATTCTTCCATAGTTTTTTCATGATCATTCAAATTCGTAGGTTTAAATTCAGAAAATGCTTTTAAATGATGATCAGATGGTAATTTTATTTTATCTTTTGTTAATTCTCTAATTCTTCCAGTTTTAGTTGGATCATTAGGGTCTGTTGATGTTACGGTAGGCAATGACCAATCTTTAGCTGCTTCATCAAGAGGAACGCCTTTTTTGTAAATATAAACAATAGGCTTTTCTGTTGGGTGCAAATATAAATCAGCAGTATATCCAACATGTTCAGCAGCTTGTTGTTCATTAATAAACGTTTTAAATCTTAACATTAACATATTCCTTTATATAAATTTAAATAAAGTCAATAGTTGACTTCTATTACATATTTATTTCGTAAACCCATTAGGGGTGACTAGTTAGACTTGAACCCACAAAATCTCGAATCACAATCGAGGACGTCTACCAATTCCGTCATAGTCACACCTAATGGGTCTTATTTGGCTCCCAGAGTAAGAATCGAACTTACCTGATAAACTGATTAACAGTCAGCTGGCACACCTTGCGCCCATCTGGGATTTATCTTTTAATTATTTACAATTACATCTAATATTTTTAACTCTAACTCTTGTAGAGTTCCATTATTTTCAATTATATAGTCAATATTAGGATTTCCATACCAATCATATTCAGATTTATGTATATTTTGTGATTCAGCATAAGCCACAAATACAGGTCTATCTACCGAGTCAAGAAATCCGTACCATTCAGGTCTAGTTTCTTTTCTATCAATATGTATAAATTTAGCTCCAATAGATCTTAAAAAACTAATTTCATTTTTAAATCTAACATCAGTAATAACTACATTATCATAAAGTTTAATTTTTCTTTCTAGAGAATCAACCCAAATTCCATCAAGTAAATTTTCTCTACAAACTTCAGTTCCAAAATACTGCAAAATATATCTAGGCGTTATAGGTTTACTGAATTTAACTGACCAGAAATCATCAACAGTTTCGCGAAAAATGCGAGATTCTTCAGTATCCCCTTCTAATAAGGCTCTATCCCAACCAAAGATAGAAGATACAGCATCTTTTAATGAACCAGCAAAAGATAAAGCAGTAAAATTATTTTCTACTAAAATATCGCCAGCAGTTCCTTTACCAGAACCAATAAATCCAAGTAACCCAATAATCATAATATAATTATACCCTAAAGTATCAAGAAAGTAAAGATAAATATCTATTCATTAAATTAGTTAAATCTTGTTTTAATAGCAATCTACCGTGATTAGCGAAACTAGTCTTTAAATATTCATAACTATCAGAATCTTCGCTAATATGTTCATTAAATATTGCCAATAATCTTTTTTCAGTTAACCCATCAGGACTATTATTATCAGTATGTTGACCGCCAGCCGAAGCGAGCCTATCGCTAACAGGAACTCTCGCCTGAATCTGAAGTTTTCTATCAATAAATTCATCAGTCATTGGAGCGAATCCATAATTAAAGATTATAAACCGTTCAGTATTAATTAATCTTCTATAATGCCTGCCATGAGAATATCTAATGGAATTTGAATGCATTAAACGAGAACCTCTATGTTCCATCGTATTAGGAACATCCAATCCGGTTTTTATAACATCCCACAAAGGAACGTTATAATTTAATGTATTTGATTCTCTATATTCAACATTATCTATAAAATATAAACAAGGGATATACAATTCTTCTTGTTTTGTTAAATTTAAACTTTCAAAATCGCCGATTAAAAATTCTGTTATATTTAAACAAAGTTTCCAACCATCAACAGTTGCTTCAATATCCATCACTTCGCGATCCACGTCAGCAGCACCGAAATGTTCATTTTTACTTTTTACTATAGTCCAATTAGGACAAATTTCGGTAATAATCTCACAACTTCTATCTGTACTATTATAATCTATAAGAATACCATGATCAAAATACTTTTTATGATGATTTAACCACCATGGCAACAAGTATTCTTCATTATAAAAATGAGAAATAATAGTTTTTTTCATAACATTTCCGTAAAATGGTGAATTTTGCCAGTCAAATCAATTGATCTACCGTGTACAGGTTTATCAGTTATTAATTCATTACATGAATTATACTCTTTATACCATTGTAATAATTTAGTTCGCGTTAATCCTTCAGGACTTTTTCCATCATAATGTTGATATCCAGAATTTCTAATTTTTTCTTGAAGAGTCATTTTATATTGAATCTGAAGTTTTCTATCAATAAATTTCTCAGTCATTGGAGCAAACCCGTAATTAAAAATTACAAATTTATCAGTACTGTTTGCACCAGAAAAATGCCGTCCTTCATCTTCATAAGTAATTGCGTGATTATGTATTGACCTATAACCGCGAGATACTTTAGTATCAGTAATATCCAATCCAGTTTTTATTGAATCCCATAAAGGAACGTTATAACTCAAAGTATTATCGTTTCTTGTTGGAAAAAGATTATCAACAAAATAATAACAAGGAACATGTAATGCACAAGGTTCCAAAAATGTATTTAAATAACCATAATCACCAATTAAAAATTCTGTTGTGTTTAAACACATCCTCCAACCATCAATAGCCGATTCAATCATAGTAACTTCTAAATCAACATCTCTTGGTGAAAAATGTTTATTTTTACTATTAACAATATCCCATTCTGGGCAAATGTCTTTAATGATATCAACGCTTCTATCTGTACTAGCATAATTAATCATTATACCATGATCAAAATAGTTTTTATGGTGTTTTAACCACCATGGAAGTAAATACTCTTCATTATAAAAATGAGAAACAACAGTTTTCTTCATTTATCACCTAAAAATTGGATGCGAAGGGCAGGAGTCGAACCCGCGACCTCTAGGTTATGAGCCTAGCTATCTACCACTGATATACCTCGCATAATATTTAACAATTATATAATAAAAAACTTATATAGTCAAGCAGTTTATTATATAATTATTTGGTAGGACTGGAGGGTACTGACCCCTCTTCTACGAATTAAAAGTTCGTTGCTTCACCTTAAAGCTTCAATCCCACATTTCTTGCCGTCTTTAGTAGACTTAATCTTTCGTTTCATAACATTTCCTTAATTAAAATAAATCGCCAACCAAGCGAGTATAAAATTGGTCTCCCATGACAGATTTGAACTGCCGACCTATCCGCCCCAAACGGATCGCTCTACCAGACTGAGCTAATGGGAGTAATAATTTGGAGCCTCTTCCCAGAATCGAACTGAGATCTGAAGATTACAAGTCAACTTATACTAAAGAGGCAAATATTCTTGGTAAAGTACCTATTTATAAAAATACTTTATTCTATTTAGTTAAATTTTACAACTTTTTTAAAATTATTTCTAACTTTTTCATTATAGAGCTATTATATACTAACAACTCTATAATGTCAAGCACTTTTTTAAATTATTTTACAATTCGCCGAGATAATTTGCTACAGCAGGCAAATTTCCTTGGAATTGATAACTTCCGACATGAATACAATTAACCCATGGCGCCATCCAAACTTCAATTCCAATTTTTCTACATTGTTGACAGAAATGATAATCCTCACTTAAAACTCTATTTGATTCTTCATCAATCTCAACATTAAAGTATGAATGAATTTTTCTATCTCCACCAAAATGCTGAGTGCCAACATGATCAGGCGTATATTCGTATTGAGGAAACGCGTCTTTAAATTTAGATAATACATCTTTACGAATCATCATCATACCAGTTCCAATCTCAAGAACTTGTAATGGCTCAGTAACATTAAACTGTTTAGTTCCAGCAACAGGATTAAATACAATATCTCCACCCAAACGTTCCAATTCACCAGAGGAAATTTCAGGGTTTTTAATAATTGCTTTTTTAATATTATCCCATTTAATAGTTTTCTTTGGATATGGAGCACCAATAATATCTTTATCTAATACCAGCATTGCAATAACATCTACTGCATTAAACCCAATATCCGCATCAATAAACATCATATGAGTACAATCTGAACGCAAAAATTCATCAACTAAGTAATTTCTTGCTCTTTGAATTAGGCTTTCATTAAATAAAAACGAAAATTTAACTTCAATTCCATACTGTAATCCGGCCATTTGCAAGTCTAAACACGACTTCATATAAGCACCAAGGCAACTACCACCATACATTGGGGTTGCAACAAATAGTTTTTTGCCTTCTAAATTTTCCTTTGATAATTTAATTTCCATAATTTAAGTAGCCTCTTTTAAGATTTGTTCGTTAATATTATTTTTGTTATCTTCTGGTATTGCGAATATTTGTTCAGTAATGTTGGAATTATATTTAGATGCAGCAGTTTCTCGTACCTTTTTAATAGTTTCAATTTCAGGAATTAAACTTACTTTTGTCATATCTTCATAATAATGAATTTTACAAGAATATTCTTGAACTTCATTAAATGCTCTAATATCTTCTATAAAATGCCTAAAATGAATTTTACCCAATTTCCAAATAGTAGAA